GTAGAAAACAAATATGTCAAAATTGATGAGCTTGTCTATGGTAAGAATAAAATAGATTTACATGAAAGAATAAAAACAAAAAAAGAAATTGTTAATGTTCTAAAAGAATCTAAATCAGACTTCTCGAAAAAAGTTTCTCTTCCTGTAAGTACCATGATTAAAATTGCAAATCAAACTTTGAATAATTATATTGAAAGTTTAGATGAAAGCACCAAAAAAGAATTCTTTCAAATTATAAAAGAAGATTCAAAAAATTTGGAAACTAAGTTCAATGAGTTTAGAGAATTAACAATCGAAAAATTAAATTCTTTAATGACCAACGAAGACGCGACTGAGACTAAAACTACGATACAAGAAACAATTCAAAAAGTCAAAGAAGAAGAGTTCAGTCAAATTAATTTTTTGAGATTGAAAAAATTAAATGAGTCTCTTTAAGAGTTTTTCTTCTTTTGGACATATACTGCTTTTAGATACTTTGCTCTTTCTCTAACAGACTTTTTGGTATATTCCTTACCTTCGTTTAATTTTTGTTGTTGTTTTGTTTTGATGACTTTGGATTTCAAGGTTTTCAAAGCCTTTTCTATCGTATCCCTATTTTTTATTTCTATTATCAACATATACTATAAATAATTAGTTTATCTAATTTTTTGACTACTAACTGAGTATATCTTATTATTGATAAAAATAAACTTTTAGCAATATGAAAATTGATGAAAAAGGGTAAAAGTGTAAAAATGAATCTTTCGAATTCATTCAAAACAGTATACGGTACAGTAGATTCTAAAAACTTAAAATCATTATACATAAACATTCAATCTTGGGTCAAACCAAAAGTAGATTTAGAAAATTGGAATAGAGTGGTTTGTAATTTAAGTAGGGAAATAAAACATACAGTATTTGAAACAATCGATACTGATATGTTCAATAAAAATTCTATAGTGGATTTAGACCTCAGAACCAGCGGAATTTCATATGGAAAAAAATCTTTTTTTAACTTGGAAATAAATCTTTTTTTAGAAAATGAAATAGACTTCAAGTCTTCTAATCTAAAAGAGTCAGTCAAAAATGTTGTCAAAAATATCAATTCAAACTCGATTATAAGAAACGAATATTTTGATTTTTCGCTTACAAAAAAATAAAAGAACAAAACTATTGTATTACTCAAATATTTATTACAAAAGATTTGAATGAAAAAATTGAGAATACTTGAAGCCCACGAATTAGGTCATGGGATTTTAGTCGAGATGGATGCAGGATTTATATCTCCTGTAGATAATGAAAATATGAAAGTTTTACAAGAAGCTAAAAATTTTGATTATCGAAATCCTTTCGAATTTTATGCTGTTTTACAAAAGTTTGATACTGCTAATAGAAATGGTAGATTTTATCCCGAGAGAATCCTCAAGAGAGAAGCAGATAAATATAAAAACATAATTAAAAAGGGTCTATCAACATCCGAGTTGAACCATCCTGAGTCATCTCTTATTGATTTAGATAGAGTATCACACTTGATTACAGACATTTGGTGGGATAAAAATATTTTAATGGGTAAATTAAAATTATTGACTACACCAGGTTTCCACGAAAGAGGTATTGTATCTTCCAAAGGTGATATTGCGGCAAATCTATTGAGACAGGGTGTAACCTTGGGTATTTCATCGAGAGGAGTTGGTTCTCTCAAAAAGGTAGGAGAAAGAAATGAAGTTCAGGATGATTTTGAATTAATATGTTTTGATTTAGTTTCATCACCATCAACTCCAGGCGCATATTTGTTCGATGATGTGAATGAGAGAGAGAAGTATGAAGAGAATTTGGAAGAGGAAAAAAGGTCTAAATTGACTTTGGAACCTCAGGTTAATAACTCTATTGATTTAATGAAAAAATTATCCGATTATTTGAAAAAATAATTTAATGGACGACCAAAAATTTTTTGTTGCAAAAATTTCTTATGATTTACCTGATGACAATACAGGTAAAATCAAAAAGATTAGAGAAGAAAAATTAGTTAAAGGGTATAATGTCACCGACATTGAAGCCAAAGTAACCAAAGCTTTTCAAAATTTTTCTTACGATTGGAGAATAACTTCAGTATCAGAAAGTAAAATAGATGAAGTTATTGAATAATTAAAGTGGTCAAATTTGACCACTTTTTTTTTGTTTTTAGGGTATTCAGCAAACTTTTTTACGTATAGACACTATTTATAGGTTAAACAAAAATAATTATGCAAGAAAACAAGAATCTTGTTGAAGAGGCGCTTATTCAAATGAAAAATGTTGAAGAAGCTATTGCCGAGAATGCAAAAGGAATACTTGCTTCAACTATGAAGGAAGAAATCAGCCAACTAGTAAAAGAATCTCTAACTGAAGATGATGAAGAAGAATCTGAAGTTGAGGTAGGTGCAGAATTTGATGAAGTTCCTGCAACAGACGATGATGAGTCTATGGACATGGGTCTTTCCATGGATTTTGCGGATGATGATGATTCAGAAGATGATGATTCAGAGGACGTAGATGTATTAGATTTATCTGATAAAGATATTTCCGATGAGGAATTAATTAAAGTTTTTAAGTCTATGAAACCCGAAGATGGAATTATAGTAAAAAAAGATGGTGAAGATATTCACCTAACAGATAATGATTCAGATACGGAATATCTAGTCAAAATGACTGAAGAAGAGGAATCGACTGAAATTACAGAAGACCTCGATGAAAAAGTTAGTGATGACGAAGTTGCTAGAGTAATCAAAAGTATCTTCAAAGAAGACGATTCTGAAGAATCAGATTTTACAGATGAAATCGATGAATCAGATTACACAGAAGAAATGGACGAAGATGAAGTAGTTTATGAAATTGAATTTACTGAGTCTGACGACATGGATGAATCTGAAAATATCGAAGAATCTGAAGATGATGATGACGATGAAGAAGACGACGATGATGATAATGATGGTGAAATTGATGAAACTGAAGAACACGAAGGTTGGCACATGGACGAATCTTATAGTCACAAAAAGGCTAAAAAGGTTGAGACCAAAGAAAGTAAAATGTCAGTAAAACCTAAAGGTGTTGGAATTGGTAAGCCTAAGTTCTCATATAAAAAGACTTCTGGAGGATTCAAAGAGGATAAGAAAGAAGGTCCAAAAACTATGGGTACTGGTAAAGCAAAATTCGAGTACAAAGAAGGTGAAAATATGGAAGGTAAGGGTAAAGTTGTAAAGAAAGCAGAAACTAAAGAAGCTGCAAGAACTTTGGGTATGGGTTCAGACTTCAGAAAAGGTGGTCTTCCTAAACCAAGAGCTCACTCAAGTGCAAATTTAAACCTTGAAGGCCTTGAAACAGAAGTTAGTTCGTTGAGAGAAAAAAATGAAGAATATAGAAAGGCGTTAAATGTATTTAGAGAGAAACTTAATGAAGTTGCAATCTTCAATTCAAATTTAGCGTATGCAACTAGATTGTTTACAGAACATTCAACAACTAAAAAAGAAAAAATAAACATTCTTAGAAGATTTGACGGAGTTGAATCACTTAAAGAGTCAAAATCTCTTTACAGAGTCATTAAAGAAGAATTATCTAAGACTGAAACTAAATCATTGAATGAGACTGTTGAACATAAATTAAATCAATCAGTTCAAACAGGTTCATCAACGACATTAATCGAAAGTAAAACTTATGAGGCTCCTCAGTTCTTAAGAATCAAAGACCTTATGACTAAAATCGGTTAATAAAAATTAAATAAACACTTAAAAAATAAAATTCACAAACATGGGAGCTTTATTAGAATCAGGTCTTGTTGGTAATATTGGTCTTAAGCACCTCAAAGTTATCAAAGAAGACACAATCAACAAATGGGACAGTTTAGGTTTCTTAGAAGGACTTAAAGGTCACCAAAAAGAAAATGTAGCTCAGTTGTATGAAAACCAAGCATCTCATCTTATCAATGAGGCTTCAACTACATCTGACTCAGGTTCTTTCGAAACAGTTGTTTTCCCAATCATTAGAAGAGTATTCTCTAAATTATTGGCTAACGACATCGTATCTGTACAAGCTATGAACTTACCAATCGGTAAATTGTTCTATTTTGTACCTAACATTCAACAATATCAAAATCAGTATGAGGGTAATGCGAATTACCCTGGAACAGGTGAACACTTTGCACCTTATGGCTCACCAAATGGTCCAACTGACCCAAATGCGGGTTACAATTGGAACCAAGGTAGAGACCTTTATGATAGATTTTATGAAGGTAATGAACCAGCATTAGACCCACCAGGTCTTTTTGACTATTCTAAAGGACAATATTCTGCAATCACAGGTGTTGCTGTTACTGCACAATGGAATAGTACTACGTTAAACTTAAGCCCAGCCGCTTATTCTCAAAATGCATACAGAAAAGTTCTTTTAATCATGTCTGGTTTTGCGACTGAAGCGGGTGGTAAGCTTATCGGTCCTGATGGTAATCCAATCGACAATGAATCATTCTTGTCTGATTTGACTATCTATGGTTCTTCATTGAATGCATTCACATCAGCAAATACAACAAATCCTTATCTTTTCAGAGTTGTAACTCAAAGATATGGCAAGGGTATTGTTCAGTATGGTAATAATAACTCTACATTAGTATTCCCTGACTCAAAAACAGGAGGTGGTCAATACGACAACATTTGTGATGTAAACGGAAACATCTATTTAGAAGTTGACCTTCAAGTTCCTTGTGAAGTGGGTGCAGATTCACTTGACGGATACTCAGGTTCTACATTCTCATCTACAGCAGTAAACAACCAAGCGTTCGTACCTGTGTATAGAATCTATAAGAATCTTGAATTCGAAGATAAAATTGGTGAAGTTTCTTTCGACCTTCAATCAGTAACAGTTTCTGTAACTGAAAGAAAATTAAGAGCACAATGGTCACCAGAAATGGCACAAGACGTTGCTGCTTTCCATAACATCGACGCTGAAGCTGAATTGACAGCTTTATTGTCTGAGCAAGTTGCTGCAGAAATTGATAGAGAAATCTTGAGAGACCTTAGAAAAGGTGCAGCATGGAACTTAAGATGGGATTACAACGGTTGGAAGAGATTGGGAACTAACGCTGTTCCTTACACTCAGAAAGACTGGAACCAAACTCTTATCACAGCAATCAACCAAATTTCAGCACAAATCCACAAATCAACTCTTAGAGGTGGTGCTAACTGGATTGTAGTGTCTTCTGAAATTTCTGCGATTTTTGATGACTTAGAGTATTTCCACGTTTCAAACGCGGCTCCTGAGCAAGACCAATACAACATGGGTATTGAAAGAATCGGTACTCTTGCAGGTCGTTATCAGGTGTATAGAGACCCTTACTTCCCAGCAAACCAAGTTCTTCTTGGACACAAAGGAACGTCTCTATTGGACACTGGTTACATCTACGCACCATATGTACCTTTACAACTTACTCCAACAATGTATAATCCATTCAACTTCACACCTATCAAGGGTATCATGACTAGATACGCTAAGAAAATGGTTAATAACCGTTTCTATGGTAGAGTAACAGTTGATGGTGTTAGAACATTCGATTTGAAAGAGTTGAGATAGTATGGTCTGAACCAAAATATAAAGGGTCCTTCGGGACCCTTTTTTTTAATATAATATTTGATTGTTCTTTTCTAAGATTTTATATCCCATTTTAATTCTTGGTTCCAATTGGAGTATAGAAAATCCTACAATTTCCTTAATCTCCAAAATAATTTCGTTATTTTCACCTTCCAATTTTATATTATCAAAATATGTATATCTATTTTTTTCGAAGTCCTTTTTTATTAATTTGAATGAGGAATCAAAAGATATAAGTTCGTCAGATAATCTTTCCAAGTGAAGAAGGTGAGGAGACAATTTTTTATTTAAAAAACTTGATTCAACTTTTTGAAGGTATGCAAATAAGATGTATTGTTTGTGTTCGAAATCGACAGGTGATTCAATAAACCAAGTAGGAGACAATAGTTCCTTCATGATAAGATTATTTACACTTGATTCTGATTTTGATTTGGATTTTTTTGTTTGGCTAAGTCATTGAACTGATTAATCATGATTTCGAAATCTTGAAATCCATTTTTTGCCCAACAAAGTAGAATAAATTTCATATCATTTTCTGTCCAACTTAGATTAAAGTTAGTTACTTTTCCTTCTATATATTTTTTTATGTCTAAATCTTTGATTTTTAATAATAAATCTTTGAAAAATTTAGTTTCGATTTTTTGAGAGGGATTCGTTAATCCATAATACTCGCGCATATTGGAAATTCTAGCCATTGTTTCTTTATCGCTACAGGAATATTGTTTTTCAGATTCTGATGAATTTACCATTTTCGATAAGTTAGTCGAAATTTTATAAAATTGGGATAAGTTAATACCCAATTGCTGTGATAGTTTTTTTATGTTTTTGTTTCCTCTTACTTTAACATCTACTTCAGTATCTACGTTGTTAAGACTCTTATTTATCGATTCTTTACTATTCGCACGAGTAATATTGTCCAAACAATGTTGTATTTCGTGGATTAATATAGATTTAATACCCCCTCTTTCAAGGGTTTTTTGATTTTGCTTCGGATTAAAGCAATTTATATAAACTTTTTTTGGTTCTTGGTTTCTAACAAATGCTTGAGCACCTATGTGCGAAAGGTCATGTTGAGGAAGTATAGTTTCAAATTCTTGAAAAGTTGGTATATACTTCAATTTTATTTCTGAAAGGAATAAAACCCATTCTTTTATTTTTTGATTTGAAGTTGCATCATCCCAACCGTTATTTTTTTTTATTTTTTCTTTAAATTGTGGAGATAATATCCAGTTTTTGTGATAATTAATTGCCTCTTGAAAAATACTCTCAGAATAGGTAGTTTTACAGAAATTCAAATTATTTTCATATTGTGAACTTTCTTGTTCACTTAACAATCCCATTATTTTTTTAATTTTGAATATATTTTCATTCAAGTCCATATCATATAAATAGTTCTTATCTTCCTTTGATTGAAAATAGATTAACTGAAACACAAAAGTTTTTTTTGAACTATTTAATTCTACTTTTTACAAAAAATCGATTCTTTTCCGTAATATAAACAACGGAGGATTGATAATTCTTTACGATGTCCTTCAAATCTATCGTCGGCAGTACACCTGTGACCGTTAATTATGGCTCGAGTTAGTTCTAACTCAAGTTCAATTATTTTCGACATTATCTGATTTTTTTCCTGTTGTGTCATCATAAGAATATATTTCTTTATTAAGTATTCTCAAACTCTTTGAGAGTATTTCTGATTCTGTGAGGGAAAAAATATTTTTGGAATAGGCAAAATTTAGTGCTTGAGTAATCATATAGGTTGATTCTCTTATAGACAATTTATCAATCATCAACTCAATTGATTCGTTTGAATAGTAAGGTATGCTTTCAAATAAAAACCCTTTAGGAGATTCGTGTTCCATATTTAAAATATAATGTATTTATTATATATGATAAATAGAAATATTTATGAAGCGACGGGTGTGGGTTCTTCAGGTAAATTCAAAGTACCAATTGTGTTAGCCCCTCAGAAATGGATGGAAGACCAACTGGGTCCATTCACTGAGCCGGTTTATAATTATACAAATGCCGAGTTAGCTTATGAAGAGGCTGATGGAGATTATAAAGAATCTTCTGAAAAAAGAAGAGAAATCGAAACTCGAACTAAAAAATTAACAAATGCAACCATGTATCTAAAAAAATTTTATACAGGCCAAAACGATGAAGAGGGAAGCGCATTAAATCCAACCGCTTCAGGATTACCATTAAAAGAGGAATTTTTAAAAGAAGATTTAGCTGTTTGGTTTGGAACAAAAAAGAAACCGAAAGGAAGTAAACAACCAAAAGGTCCATGGGTAAATATTTGTAGAAAAAAAGAAGGTGGTGGACACCCACCTTGTGGTAGACCTGAGGCAGACTCTAAGGGGTACCCAAAATGTAGGGCCGCTGGTGTTGCTGCTAAAATGACTGATTCACAAAAAAAATCGGCTTGTTCACAGAAAAGAAGGGCTGAAAAAAGTAAACCCAAAACAGGTACAGGTAATAAACCAACTATGGTTTCTTATAAACCTAAAAAGAATGAGTCTCTAAAAGAGCTGATTAAAAAAATACTTAAAGAATCACTTTAGTTTTCGAGCTTTTCTGAAATAATCATCAAAGAGTGTTGAATATTATCTTTGATTTCGTGTTCTATTTCTTCTCTTTTTTTCTCTAAAGTTTCATTAAATAGATTTATGATACTACCGTATAATTCATCATTTTCTATGTAGATGCTATATGAATAGACGTGGTTGATAATTGTTATGTTTCTATTACCAATTAAAACGTAAATTTCTTTCGAATCGTTTTTTATTACGTACCTATTCGATATTGGTGTGTAATATAAAAAGGCTTCAGGAGAATTAATTATTTTCTTTGTAATTTTTGCAGCATACCTTTCTTCTTCGGTGATTTCAGGTTTTGGATTGAATTTTTCTCTAAGATGTAGGTAAAATCTATAAGCAATTCCTAGTGGCTTATTAACTTTCATTTTCCAAAGGTAATAATTTTTTAGATATTAACAATACGGAGATGAACATCTTTTTTTTCCATCAAGACCTGGCATTTTTCCTTTACAAACTTGTACCGCGTATCCATTGGCATACGCACTTGGATATACTTTGAATTTTGATTTTGCAGCTGCTTTACCTCTAGAACAAAGTTTTGTTCCTGTCTTCTTTTTTCCCTCTTGTAAATCTTCGTACTCAGCGTAAGATTTTCTTTTTCTAGATTCATTCATAAAGAAATCAAAAACTTGGTCAATGTTTGTTTTTGCTTCAGAAATATGGTCATCCGCCCAATCGTGTCCATCTTGAATTATTAAATCCAAAAGTTCTTCGTCCATTTCCAACATCATATCGCATTGTCTTTTAATTTGTTGAAGGTTGGAAAAAAACATATAATTTTCTGAATGTTCTTTAAGAACTTTTCTTATAGATAAACTTAATTTTTTTTCATCTAGATTTTTCATAATTTTAACTTAATTATTTTTTATTTACAATTTGGAATGTTAATTGACTCTTATAAGTATCTACCTCACCACTTATGTTCACTTTAATATCAACATAGTATTGATTTGGAATTTTGTCTCTTGTATCAAAAATAAAGTAGTACTCATTAGGGGTTCTGTTTAGTTTAGTCCAATCCTGAACTTGTACTTCCGTAGTACCCTCTCTAACATAAACTCTATAATAAGATTCAATATTCTCAAGTAATTGTTGTGTTGTATATGATTTTTTAATAGTTACACCTACCTTTCTGATGTCTGTATTTAGTATCTTTTCATTTTGTAAAATGCCGTAAAAATCAAAACCAAACTTTTGAGGTTCTTTTGACAAAGTTCCAATTTGTATTCTAGTTTGATAATTTTTCAATATAAATTGATTGGTCACATTTGTTAAAGATTGTCCATTAATTGTGAGTCCAGACCAAATATCATAGAATTCACAAGGTGTTGTAAATCCTGTTAGTAAATTAGGTACGGTTACTTCGTAAACTCCTTTAGTTCTTAGACAAGTAGATAAGTTTTCAAGACCTGCAACTACTCCATTTCTATTTTCTATTCTAACATAAGGTAATTCATCTAAGTTTGTTGGAACTCCATTTTGATAAATGTATAAGTATAATTTGTTTGTTTGGTTTTTTACAAAATCGTTTCTATCGTCTTGAATCAAATCATCGTATTCAGTTAGTAAGTATGGTTGATAAAAAGTTTGAGTGTGTCGTGTAAAAAATCCTACACTATATGATTCAGTAAGACCAGAGATATTTTCAACATCAGGTACATATGAAATTCCCCAACCTGTAACACCTGTAATAGTCCCATCCAGAATACCATTTATCTCATCACTCATATCAAAATTAATATCTTCATTACCAAACTCGAAATGTTGAATATCTATGATTGTTAATCCCGTATAATTGACAGTTCCTTCGTTTACATTACTGTATATCCCTTCTTCCGACCAGTTGTCAATATTAGTCCTTTTAAACCAATTTGACGGTCTATTTGAATATGACCTTGGGTCTACATATGTAATTGGAGATTGTCCGCCATTTACCCCGTTTTTGTTCAAATTAGTATTAGAGAAATCGTAACCAACACCCTCGTCCCAATATTGAGGATTTCCTGTCGAACCTGAAGTTTTTGGTAATCTATAAAGTATTAAATCAAAAGAAGATGCCCTTCTTTTACCATCACTCATGAATGTATTCAATAATTCTTCTTCGAACGATGACGTATTTGTCATGTGTAGAGTGTGAGTCATTGCTGATGTGCATCCAGTAGATATGGTTCCTGTCTGAATATTTTGTCTTAAAAGTTCCAAATCCAAGTCGAATATAAATCTTGTATATCCGTAGCTTGGTATTATGCTTGCCGATTCACCGAAATTAAGTTGGAGTACAGGATTTCTCCCCGTATTTACGTCTGACTCTAATACAATTGTATTATTTTTGTTAATATATGACCTAAGTAATGACATTTACTTTTATTCATAAATATCAATTCAATCGTATATTCTCATTCAGAATTTTATTATAAGCGTTTTGTAGTTCCGTGAGAATAATTGAGCTATTTGTTCCATCATATCCTACAGGTAAAGGAGGTAATAGTGGAAAACTATGTGTGTGAGTGAGTAAAAATCTTACAATCAAATTCAGTAATTCTATCAACTCTTCACCTCTTACCAAACTTGAAGTTTTAGGTATTATGTCGTCAACATATTTGTCGTTTGAAATACCATACAAAGTCCCATCAAAATTTATTTTTCCTTTTCCAGGTATTTCACTTTTTTGGGATAATAAGAAAATTTTGTCTGCACCAAGTGAACCATAAGTTGTTGGAGTATTATCGTATTTAAAAACATTTTCCAATGTCTTTTTTGTTCTACGAGGGGGACCAACTTGATTCTGCGAATTTATTAAACCATACCCTTTGAAATCAGCTGTCGCATTGAGTTGTATTTTTTTGTAAATGTTGTTTGTATTTTCTATGGCTTTATTGTTAGAATTTGCTTGTGGTGATGAACTGATGATTGCATACATGGAATTCGAAGGTCTATAATATATAGGGAATTTAGACTGCGGTAGAAATATAACTCTCCCGTCAATTTTATTTTGAGAATTCACAAGGTTTATGAAATCATTTATAAATAAAATCGTATTATCCAAACTTAGGGCCATAAATTCCTTAATTAAAATCAAAGACTTAAGTTCATCAATTTTCGAATCAACTGTTAAATTTTTGGAATTTACTCTTGGGTCTGGTTTCAGTTTATACAAATAAACATATCCACTAAAAGTATTTTCTGTATTTTCAGGATTTATAATTACATATTCAATCAGGTAATTGACCATAACAACAACCTCATCAAACTCAATAATTTCTTTATTATCAACTAATTTTTTATTCAATCCGAATGTTGACAATTGTAAAAAACCATTTTTACTATTACCAACAGGTGAGTTTTGTGGATTCAATGTCCCTTTATATTTGTTGGTTCTTATTAAAACTCCGTCCTCTTTAACAATAACATCAGAATTACCTCTACCTAATAACCCATTATCCCCTGGTTCTGGAAACACTCCTTTTGTTGAATTGTTTGCAAAAGTCCCGTCTTGATTTTTCAAGGGTTTAGGGTTTGTGTATTGGACTCCAACACCTGTAAATTTTTGAGCACCTACATAATATTCAAATGGGGAGTTGACAGGTGAGGAAAACATTGCCTGAATATAAAACTGATTCCTATATTTAAATTCTTTGTTATAGTAGAGTACATATATAAATTCTTCTACTTTGGGTACTTGATATAAGAAATAGGGTAAAAGAGGGTTGAATATAAAAGGGTCTCTTTCAGTCCATTTATCTTTTTCTTCGTTGAACGGGGGTCTGAATGATTTAACCATATCGAGGTAATTGTCAGTCAGAAGTCTTGCTCTAACTCTACCCAGCATCATCGGGTCTTGATTATCTAAAACAACGCATTGATAAAATAAAGGTTCATTCATGATACTCTTGTTTTATAAACTTCAAGACTTTTATTGTATAGTTCCTCCACCTTATCCAAATAATATGTTAATTCAATTATTTGTTTTTTGGTTGTATCAAAATCAGAACTCAATAAATCCATGACTTTAATAAGTTCTGAATTAGGAAACTCTTTAAACTTATTTTCATTTTGTAAAATATATTCAAATTCTTCTTTTTTCATACTATTGTTTTTTTCCTACTGTACCAATTAAACCAAAAGGTGGTGGAAGAAGAGTCGATGTTTCAGTTTTACCATTTTGGGTTTCTTCTTCATCAATCCCGCTTACTACAGATTTTGTAAATAAGTTCATGAAGTTTGGTGAGCCGTCAGGTGCTGCTCCTGTTGGAAGACCTAGCTTTTGCATTTTTTCCAAAATATTGACAGTGGCTCTTTCGGGTGAGTAACCTGGTAAAAGAGCTGAAAATAAATTAAGAAAAGATGGAATTCTGAATAAATTTGCAGCACTATATTGACCAATTAAACTTAGTAGTAGTGATATTTCGTCTAATAATGATTTACATTTTTTATAATCAGTAACAAATCTACTTACAATATAACCAACCTGTATTAACCTGAGGATAATGGCATATTTTTTAGTTATTTGTGTATTTTGAATATCCTTAACTATTTGACTAACTAAATTGAAAATTTCAAATTTCAGTACTTCAAAAAGTTTTTCGATAAAAATTACATTTATTCTTGTTGCAACTGCGGTCACAAATGATTTATTTTTTATTATGAAATCGACCGAACTATTAATTTTACTTGCAACATTTTGGCCTAATTGTGTGCCTTCTTGTAATTGTGTATTGACGTTATTTATAAGTGCGTTCGCTTGATTAATTTGGTTATTTACAGTGTTTTTCGCTAACTTCTCCAATTCATAATACATGACCGCTAAAGGTAAAAGTACTTTTGGATTCAATACAGAAAACACAATAGCTTTAGGTAATTTTTTCAAAAAATCTTTATTAACTGAAACTTCTAAATCCACTGAATTAGGATATATTTCTTTCCATTTTTTATTCTGACTTATCGAATCAATAATTTTTTCAGATTCATTGACTTCGTCTTCTTCAGATAAATCAACTAAACGACTGATTAAATCGTCTACATCAACTGGAAGTTCCACATTTCCGCAGTCTTCAAATGTAACAACACCTCTTTGAATATTAGATATTTGTAATTCTATATTCCTCAAATCGACATCTGTTAGTTCGAAAAAACTATCATCAACTCCGTCTAATTCGCCTATTTTAGAAATGCCACTTACATCAATTTGTTCTTTTTCATCAAAACAAAGACCTAATATTCTACCAATTAATAACTCAAATTTACTTGTTTCTTCTAATTGATTATATCCAATTTGAGCTTTTATACTAATCGCCCCTGTCATAGAATTTATAACATTTGCAATCACTTGTTTGTAATAGAAAGGCTGAATGGTTTGATAATAATCATTAACGAATTGTCCAACAAAGTTCAAAGGTTCTGATACAGAAGTTAGAGATGTTTCCTGTCTATTTAATAAGAACACTCTAAAATAATCTCCGGTCACCCCTAAATCATTTGTGTTAGTATAAACTATGTCAAAAAGATTCTGACCTGACTTCCCCCAATAATATTGACCATATAAATTTTCATATGTTTGTCCTTGGTTTTGAGTTAGGTTGTGCAACATTTTATTAGAAGGGAATGGAATAAAACCTCCATAAGGTTTGAAAATTCCACTTGTTGAAGGATTACTTTTTTCATACGTAAAAAGTCCTATGATACTTTGAGGACTTGTTTTCAACAATCCATTTAAATCAATATTACCAATCGGAACATAAATACCTTGGTTGACCGGTAATTCTTGCAAAGAACCAATTTGAAGGTTCCCAACATTAATACCGTTATATGTTTGTTCTTGAGAACAACCTAAAGACTTAATTGTTTCTTCACTTAAAATTTTTAAAATTTCAGGCTGCATTTTTTTCAAGGTTTGTAAAAATATTTTTCTTAAAAACCTGAAACTATCGGGACCGTTTCCCGCAGTTGATTGTATTAGATTAATTAATCTATCCGAAGAAGTCTCAATACTTCTTTGAAACCTTTTCTGTTGGTTTTTTATTTTTTCTACTTGATTGGAAAATAAATTATTGACCTCGGTGACAGAATTTCCTGCTTTGCTTAATATTTGTTTTTCAGCATTGGAAGTCTCATTATAAGATTTAATAGCTTGAATCTTATTTTCAATATCCTTCTGCTGTTGTGAAATACTTAAAGCCATACATTTTAAATTCTATAAGTGCCTTCGTCTTTCGTCACATCTTTTTCTATTAAATTTTGTAATAAATCATCGTCCAAATCGGCAAGAGAAAATGATTCTTGTGAAGAACTTGATTTTTCCCAAATAGTAGACTGAAGCTTGGAAAGACTTAATTTTTTTTCAACACAATCATTGATGATTTTTTGTTGTTTTTCTATGACTGGACCAATCAATGTCATATCTTCAGGGTCCTTCATCATGGTAAGCATTTTATTCTGAATTCTTACTGCAGTATTTCTTTGTTCTACAAGTTCATTGTAAATTTCTTGCATTAACCCTAAAATGCTTTCTTTAGTAAAATTAATTTCTTTTCTTTGTGGTCTAGGCATATTAATAAATACTATCAATAATTTTTTAACTTAGTCTGAGTTATTACGTAGAGCTTTTTAAATTTTTTGATTGAAGTTCTTATTTCTTTAGTTGATAAATTGGTCATCTCTCTAAGAGAAAGTAGAATTATGTTTTTATTGAATTTGTTGTTGTCTGTACTAGAAAAAATTGTTTCGTAATTATCGAATAAATCCACTAAAGCAAAACCCAATCTTCTCTCATTATCACTTAAAGACTCGTTATTAATATATTCTTTCAGTTCATGAGTATAGGTTGTAATTATAACATCAGAACCCAAAACATCATCATCTATGGTGTAAATCATATCTGGTCTTTCCTCTAGTGCTGATGATACATCTTCGTAAGAAATTTTTCTATTTGTTTCCTTTTGGTCTTTTATAATTTGACCCATCAAATAATTCTTACAAATTGTTCCGAAGTAAGAGTATGCTTTTTTGTTTTTTGAAGGTTTAAACTTATCAACCTTAGTCATCAAAAAAGAATGAGTATCCGTATGAATTTCTTGAAAATCCATATCTTTACGATACAATTTGTATCGTCGTATAATCGATGAAATCATCTTATCCAACGGAGCTCTCAAAAACTCATTGTAAATTTTGTTTTTTTCTTCAGACGTTTGTGCTATTAGGAAACTTTTTACCGCATCCTCTTCTCTTATATCAAAGTAGTTTTCTTTTTGTGATTTCCTACCCTTCTTTTTTGACGAAACATCCTCTGTAATTGCAGAGAGATTGTCTATCATTATATTGTTTGACCTTCATATTTTATGGCTCTATCCGCAACAAAAAAGTATTCTTTTTTTGCTGTTTGAATCCAAAATTTGACTTCATCTTCTAAAATTTTTTCTGAAGAAAATTTGTAATTCCAAAATATAGAACCTTCACGTAAATTTACATGTTTGTATCCAAGTCTTGGTATTGTCATAATTTTTACAGAATTATAAGTAAGTCTCAATAAAAATTCATATCCAAATGTAAGTTTTATTGAGGGTTTGAATACTCCAAAATCTAAAAGAGTTGATTTTTTATAAACAGCTCCTGAGGTCTGAAAATTTTGATATGTTAGCAAAGTTTCATTTGTCAAATATCCCATTTCTTGAGTGAAGTTTGCAGCAAAGGTTGCCTCGTTAGTAAAACCGGCAAAACCTCCTTTAGCATCCGTCTCAACAACAACAGGTAAGAAAACCTGAACGTCTTTATATGCCTCAGAATATAATTTAACATTCTTGAACCAAATAGGTGAATATTCATCGTCAAACTCAAAAAAAGTCACCCATTCAGTGTTTGCATTTTGTACACCATGACTTATTTGTTCAGCATATCCAACAACACCCTCATAATTTAGTTTTTTTACATTCAAGTCACCAAAATCATACTCATCTAAAAATTTATTTAACTGTTCTTCTTTAGTTGGTACAATCAACACTTCTTCGGGTTGAACTGAATTTTTTTTAATTGACTCGATTGATTTATCAAATAGTTCTTTGAAATCTTTTACTACAGATGATTTGATAGGTAGTATTACTGAAATTGGAAATTTATTGCTCATATTAATCTACTTTATTTATTTGTGATTCGAAAGATTCTAATCTTACTTGGATATATGTATCAAATAATTCAGATGCTTTTTGTTCGAATGACTCTTTATTTTTAAAAGACGAAACTGTCTCATCCATTTTGTCTAAGAATGAATAGTTGATATTATCTTCAAGCCAATTTTGTAAGAAATCAGCAATAAAATCAGGTAGTGAATTATAATCATCAACCCAAATTCCATTGTTTTCATTCATCCATCCAGGTTGCATATTCGGAATTACACCCATGACAGGAACTCCACATGCCATTGATTCAATAGGAAATGTACCGAAACCACTTTCTCTATCAACCCATACAGATAAACAACATTCTTTGATAGAGTTTGCAAACTCAAGTTCACTGAGACCTCTTAGGTCTCTGAACGTGAACCATCTGTATTGTGGATACTTCAGGTAGAATGATTTGATTATATTAATAGTGTCAGACTGTTCTCTTGAATGTACACCAACAATTGGCATCGCTGGCAGTTCTCTTTTCGAAAAAACGTCAGATATGTAAGGAGGTAGTATATCCACATTTACACTCTTCATGATACTTTCAATGTATGTTTTTTGATTTTCAGTTGTGGTAATACATTTCAAAAAGTTGAATTGAGACCAAGTTTGACCTGGTTGTAAAGTTTCTAACATATATCTATATGCTTGAGTTAATACAATTTTACCACATGGAAGATTTTTGATTTGGTCCATTACATATCCAAATATTTCAGGTAAAATGATAAAATCTTCAGGAGAAACTTCTAAATTCTGTCCTTCCAAGGATTTATGAGGGAGTTTATCCATATATTCTTCACCCAACCAAGAACTAACAGAAGTGTAATCGTTTTTTTCGTGTAAAATAATTGGATTGAATCCTGAATTTTTTAAAGATAATGCTAATTGATAGATATATCTTATAGACCCTTTAGCATTTCCTTTAGTGTCTTGTACCATGAAGTACAATCTACATTTTTTACTTTTTAAATTTTCTATTGAAAGTTTTACTTTCTCTTTAAGTTCATTTTCCATTTAATAAAAATTAATCAATTTTTTATTTAATAAATAGTTAAATGCCAATTTAAATGTACTGAAGTATTGCTACTTGAACCTTTCATTCCTAATTTGTCATCAATTTCTATATCTTCAGATAGAACAACTTCCAAAAGCAATTTAACCAATTCAAATTTTATTAAGTTAATTTTTGCTTCGGTCTCTCCCGACAGATTTACTGGATTAACTTCTGTCATATCCAAATATTTTTCAATTGCATCTAAATCTATAAAATAATTTTCACCAAATACTTTTTGCATTACTCCGAGTTTAATTTCTTTTTATTACAGTAAGACCATTATTATTTTCATAAATTTCATGAATTTTCCAATTAGGGTTGTCAGATAAAAATTCTTCAATTGCAGGCCAAATACCCACTTCTTGGTTTTCTTCTATTATAGTTGCTTCTTGTTTTTCTTCTCCAGTAAATCTGAAAGTTACTGTATCGTGAAAAATAATATATTTTTTTACTTTAGGGGAATGTAGGTTTAATTCTTTTTTTATTTGTGGATAGGTATGCCAAGTATCTATAAACAATAAATCGCATTCAGGTATTTCCACATTTCTGGTGTCTGCAAGTAAAAAAGTAAAATCTATATTTTTT